AGGGGCTGTGCGCTTCGGGTCACTTGACCCTACTCCCTTGCGGGATAGTCGTTGCACCTTCCTCAATATGAGGCTTGGCTCAGGATTGCCCACGCCATCATGCGTTTGGGTATCCCCTGAGTTCACACAGTTCTTCATGTGCAGATTACTCTGCAATGGCCCTAGTGGTATGTATAAGGCGTTACCATGGCGTCTTGGTTGACGGACATCTTTGCTTCACCTGGAACGAAATCCCGTGACGCTGCTACCTCAAGACGGAGATAGTCAGTGTTCAGGAAATACATCCTGTTGGTGTTACATGCGGAATCAAAGACCACATCACTATTCAGATACTGAACGCTGGTGAAACCAGAGTTTGCCAGATCGTCACTGGTGATGCGCTGGATGGCCTGAAGGCTACCCAAGAACGCCTTGTAGGCATTGGTGCCAGCCATCACAAGGTCAGGGCTGTCAGCGCCACGAACCAGTTGCAGATAGATGTTGTTCATATCTGCCTGGACGTTTGAGGTGCTGAACGCGCTTGACGTTGCAGTGGTTTGGACGTTTTGCCAAAAGGTGTAGGTGCTTGAGTTAATCCCACCCACTGTGCCGGTGCCTGCATCAGCCACGATTAGCTGAAGACCACCAACCTCTTTACCAGATGAACCAGTGCCATCTGAATAGATTGATGTGGACAGGCTGTTCATCATCGACTTTTCAAGCACATTGATGCGTGCCTCAAGCAGATTGATGATGGCCTCTGTGCCAGAGTTTTTGACTTGCTCCAAGCCAGAGATGGTGACGTTACCGGCAAGCTGCTTATACTCAAAGACAGCAGCAGACAGAACGTCTGATGGTGAGACATCAAGTGTCTCATAGCCTGAATAGAACTGCACAGTCCCATTGTCGGCATACTCAAGTTCGCGGACAATATCCCGTCCTGTCACAGACGTTTGATTGCCATTCTCGCGTAGTCTACGCAGCAACGCATTGTGGTTGCTTACGTTGTCAGAAAGCGTCCGGCTACGATTCCGCAGCGTGGTCGTGACGATTTCTGAAAGATTAGGACTAGCCATTTACTAGCTCCTTCCATTTTCCAGTTGTCTAATTGACGCATTGATTGTGTCACGAATAGACGCATTCGCTGGAAGCGCGGGCGCGGCTGGTGTTGCACTGCCTCTGACTTTTGACCTGGCTGCTTTCTTCGCTTTCTTGACCGCCTCTGTCTTCACATTGTCTTGCGACTGTGCGGCGGCCATTGCCTTGACTTGCTCTTGACGCAGTTCTGGATCGGCATAGACCGCCATCTCATACGCGCTGTTCAAGTCTTTGGCATTTTCAGAACTGATTAGCGTCCCCATCACGCCGCGCACTCTTTCAAAGTGCGGGTGCTTTGGATTACCGTTTGCATCAGTTTCTGCTGCGAATTGGTCAATCAGTGACTGCGTGCTGGCCTGTACCTGGCTCTGCTGCTGTGTCTGTTGATTCTGTATAAAGCCAGTTAGCTGGGCAACTTGTTGCTGCAACTGCTTTACTTGCGGGTCTGCATATTCATCCTCTAGCGCTGGGTCGTTGCCGACTGCACCCACATCCACGCCGTACTGGTTTGCAAGCCAGGCAATGGCGTTTTGAGGGTCTTTTCGCAGATAGTCATGGGCAGCAAGCAGTTGTCTGACCGCTGCCACCTCGTCCATGCCAGCACGCTCAAAATCGCTTTTGTGCGGCTTCATGATCTCGTCGAACGCTTCCTGTCGCTTGCGATACTGCGCCAAGGCTTGCGTTTTCTTTGTGTAGTCGCCTTCCAGGTCTTTATAGCGCTCCATGAACATATGCTGTGCAGCAGGCTCAAGCGCTTCAAACTTTTCGGCAAAATCTTTTGGCCAATGGTTGGGCGCGGCCAGCGCCTCTAGTTCAGCGGGTTCATCTTCTTCAGCTTCTGCCTCATCCGCCTCATCAACCTCTGCATCCGGCTCATCAGGCTGTTCATCTGTCTGTTCATCTGTCTCTGGAGCCTCTGGTAGCGTATCAGCCACTTCTGCTGGTTGCGCTTCATCTGCTTCACCTTCAAATGACTGGAGTGTCTTTGCCAGTGTTTCGGCTACGGTTTCGGGCCTTGCTGGCTCCGCTGCTGGGGTCGTTGCCTCAACTTCAGGAGTGCTATCAAGCTGCATTTGTTTTGTCCTTTAATCCAGTAAGTGATTTTGCTCGTTGCCGACCTCGACAAAGTTGTTGCGCCGCAAAAACTCGCGGTGCTGTGAACGGCTGGTGATCCAGCCGCGATCCTTCATGTTCTGGTAGGGTTCAATGTCCCTCATAATGGAAACGCCGCCCTTGGGGGCGGCGCTTGCCTTGGGAACGATCTTGCCGTCCCGGTATACATATGTGGTCATCTCATCAGCATCCCTGCCGCCACTTGGCGCATCTGTGCATCCATCTTCCGGCGTGGCTTGTTGAAGGTGCCGATGGCCTGCATGATTTCTGGAAATATCTTGTTCATGACGCCAGCCAAAGGACTATCCAGCGCCTCGCGAATGATTTCTTTTTCTTGCTCTGACAGCGCCTGAAAGGCTTGGTCAGCGCGATCCATATCAATTTCAATCATGTGAAGTCCGTTGGGTTGCCAAACAGGTTGAGATTTGGTGCGGCTTGGTCAGGCATGGTCATGTTCCGCGTTTGCAACAGATCGACCAAAGTGTTCGGCGCATATCCGTATGGCTGGAACAGGTTGCCCGCGCCGCTATAGAGGTAATACGGGTTCCGCAGATAATTGATTGCCAGATCATCAATCTGTTCTGGTGTGGTGGTGCCGGGGTCAACTGCTGGTGGCGGGGCTGATGCCTGCATCATTTGCTGAGTTTCATCACCGCTTTGCACCTCATTCTGTCCAGCAGTGCCGCGCACCAAACCTTGAAAGGCACCTTCATAGTTTGGGTCATTGACGCCGCTGTAAACAACCCCACCAAACGGATTCATGCTGAGTGTACCCCGCCCAGCCTGTGCGCCAGAAACCAAGCCGGTTTGCGGGTCACGCACCGCGCCTGGTAAAGACATCAACTGCCCTACATTAAACGCAGCCGCGTCGGCTGGGTCTGGCTGGTTGGTTAGCCCACCAAGTATGCCGCCACTCAGTATAGAGCCAATGCCCGTACCCGGCGCTGTGCCGCCATATAGGTCATCATAAGCGTCTGCAAAAAACCCACTCATTGGGTCATTTCGCCCTGGCGCACGATTAACACGATCACGCGGCGCTGGGCGGTCTGGGTTTGCAAGCGAATCTTGTGCCGCTTGGTTAATTAGCTGACGTGCGAGATCAGCCTGAGAGTCGTCGGCTGGCGGTGGCGTTTGTCGTGACGCAAGCGATTGAGATGCAGCTTGCTCCACTAGATTGAATGGGTCAGGCGAAATCTGACGAGAATCATCAATGACGTTAGTTGTGCCTCGAACCATTGGGCGTCCACGCGCATCTGTCTGCGCGGGAGTGGCGCTCTCGCGTGCATCGTCAGCCGCGCTGCTACCGCCATCGCTCTTGTAGCAGATGCGGTTTTCAATCAAGTAACTGCGAACCATCCCTTGCCCCTGCTAATGCGGTTTGCGCGTCCCAAGACGCCTTGGCCAAATATTGAACGCAGATGGTCGCGGCCTTCTCTTACCATCTGCCGCACGCCGCCATAGGGCGCGAGAAAATCAATCAGCCACAGGTTTTCACCTGCCTGCCAATCATCTGGCTGCAACAGCCTGGTGCCGTCCCAGTATCCCTGCTGTGCCTCTTCATTCAGCATGGCCCAGGTGACAAAGCCGACAGGATTGCCTTCAGCCTCCCAGATGCGGAATTGCTGCAAGGCAATCGGCGGCAGGATTAAGCGGTGGATGTCATCAACGGTGTAATCGCAATATTCATCCGACTGGCCCATCAGCCAGGTTATTTTGCCGACTGCTTCAGTGTTCTTCATCCGCTTGTCACAACCTTCGCAGCGTCAATCTCCAGCTTTTGCTGCTTGAAGGCTGCATCTTGCGCTGCCTTCTGCTGGTCAAGTTCGAGGCGTGCGACCTTCACTTGCGCGTCCGCTGCTGCCTGCTGTGTCTGCGCCTGTACCTTGGCGGCCTCTACCTCGACCAGCTTGTCTGTCGGGCTTGGGCCTGCCTGCGGTGCTTGGATGCTCTCAAGGCTTTCTTCCAGATCGCGTGCGCCAGGAAACGCCCGCGCTGCAAACAGCAGCATTTGCTTTGCCTGATCAAAGCCGACAGCGCCTGATGCCACCATTGGGCCGATTGCTTGAAGGAACTGCACGGCAGCGGTCAGGAATTCTGTGCGGCTGCGTTGCTCTGATGCGCTGTCCATCGCGCCAGATTCCTCAGTATCGACAGAGATACGATAAGAGCGCAGGCGCTCATCACGCATGACTGCGACCACCTCTGGCGATATGTTGATGCCTGTAATGCGTGACAGCAGTGACGGCTCAAGGTTTTCAACCATCAATTCGGCTTTCAGTTCCATAATCTGGTCTAGGAACTGTTCGACGCGCCGTTGCCGGTTGACAAGGCGCATGGCCCCGAACTGGCCCTTGATGCGCTGTGCTGTGGCTGTCTCACGGCTGGCCGACTGGCCGCGCATGATGTCGCTAATGCCGGTGATCTCATATATGGTCTGCACCACGATCTGGCGCGACTGATAAAGCTGTGCCAGCGCCTTGATTAGATTGTCCAGCGGTGCCTCTTGCATGACGTTGGCCAGACCGCCACCGGCTTGCAGCATCGCCATGTTGTCCACCGGCACAAACTCATTGTCTGTGGCGTTAGCCAGGCGCTGCAATTCTTGGAATGATGCGTCATATACACCGCGCCTTTTGAGCGCGTCAGTCAGGCTGGCAATCCGCTGTGTAATCAGATCAAGTTCAAATAGCTGGTCTTCATATGTCAGGATTTCAGGCACAGGCAGCGTGGTGTCTGTCGTGCTGATGGCATATAGCGGCTCTGGCATAGGCCAGAAGCCTTCAAGATTATAGGGATCTTCAAACTCTTCTAAGATGTCATCAAAGTCAGTGGCTATGAATATCTGTTTCAGGCTGCGCTTGTCCCAGATTTCATAGACTTCAGCCATAGACGGCATCTGATTGTCATCATAGCCGCTGTTGGTATCACCGTGATATGTGAGCGCGATTTGCTCACCCTTGGCCCCGTAATAGTCCACAAGTTCCTGGCGTGTCATCAGGTGCCGGAACGCAATCCAATGCACGTCCTCCCACGATCTGGCTGGCGACATGGTGAAATCAGCCCAATGCACATATTCACACCGGATTGATTGCTCACCGATATATTCAATCGGGTTGCCCTCCATGAACGCGCCCATGGCATCCATCTTGACCATGTCCTGATCAACGGCATTGCCCTCGCGGTCTACAAAGGACTGACCAATTGGCACCTCGCCCATCTGCCCTGGTGCCACCTCGCCAATACCCATCACATTATTGACTTGCAGGGGTATGCGCTCTGGATCGCCCTCGACCAGCAGCGGCTCATAGACCATCCGCATGACGCCGCGCCCGACAATCAGCATGTCCTCAACCACACGCCGGACGGCTGCATCAAAGTTGTAGACATCAAGCTGATACTGCAAACCGCGTTGCAGGACAGTTGATATGATGCGCCCGATGGGGTCTTGGTCCTTGAACCGGCGTGTCACCCGCGGCTTTGGCGTCTTGAAATAGAGGCTTGATTTCAGCGTATCTACATTGCTGTAAAAGATATTCATCCGCGTTTCGCGTGTGGTGCGCTCCGGCGTGTCATCCCTGTATCTGTCAATGATGTCAAAGCAGCGGTCATGCCATGTTTCTTCAAACTTACGCGCACGCCTGATCTGATCATTCCAATACGCCGCACGATCAGCCTTTTTGGTAGGCTCACGGTCATATGTATAGGATTCAGCCATTTACAATCTCCAGCCTTGCGGCTTCGTCGCGTGTTCCAGCCCGGCCATCATTTCGTCAATGGTGGGTGGACGCCACGGGTCTTCATCTATTTCCGGCGCCCTGCGCTGCCACGGACGCGCCATGCAGGCATAACGGATGTCGTCAGCCGCGTGGTCTTCTTGCGTGGTGTCGATGTCTTCGAGGCGGTGCTTGTCGTGTGTGAGTACCGGCAGCGTTCTAATCGTGTCCACGCAGTCGCTAGATATAAAAAGCATTGGGATACCATCATCACCTATCAGGCGCTGGCGCACCTGATCCCAGCCATTGATCCGGCTGTTGTCAGCACGCCGGAACTTGACGCCCATTTTGCTCAGACGTTCACCAATCGACGGCCCGCCATCAAATTTCCATATGCTTGGATCGCCCACGCTGAAATCAATGCGCTCATAGCCCTCACGGCTGCGAATACCGGCCCCGACCTCTTCTGCTGTCATCCGCAAGCCCACATTCGGCCTGCCGCTGGAGCCATACCACTCGCGGTATCTGATCAATGCGCCGTCAGGATATTCATCATGATCGTCTGCGACAGCCCACCAGCCAACACTGAATGGCGAGGCAGAACCCCAGTCAAAGCTGCGGAACCGTGTCCAGTGTTCAGGGATATCAAACGGCCTGATCACATGCAGATCGCGTTTCCACACATCGCCAAAGAAGCTGCCAACGACCAGATCCCAGTCGCCCTCACGCAACGCGCGGCCCAACTCTTCAGGCAGGGCACTAAAACTAGAGGCATATGACGGGTCAATATATTTGTTGTCGGCCATCTTGGCCGGGATATACATCGTCAGCCAGCCCTTGTCGGCGGCATTATTAGGATCACGCATGGTGTGATCGTAAAAATAACTCTCAGCCGGTGCCGGGTCGATATAGAGCGCTTTTAAGAAATTATGGCTCTGACCGCCTGGATTGGCCGTCATCACCAAGCGCGGGAGAAACTCTGCCTGTTTGGGCGCAAAGTTGCCCAGACGCATCCGGCTTTTAATGTATCCCAATTGATACGGGGTCATCTGCCCCGCCTCATCTACCAGGGCGATATGTATCTCTGTTCCCTGGATACGGTCACAATCACTGTCGCGCTCCAGATACTGGAACTGGATCGTGCTGCCGTTATAAAACTCATATCGTTTGCGCGTTTCATTGAAGGTGCCAAGTTCTGCTGGCATCTCCTTTTTCAACGGCTGTATGTGGTTGCTGTCCAGTTCAGGCAGTGACCGCCTGAAGATGAACGCCTGCAAGCCTGGGTTCTCCAAGCAAAAGCCGATGATGTCCCAGCGCCCACTGTGCGACTTGCCGCCGCCAGCAGCACCGCCAAACAATATCTGCTTGGCACGACACTTATGCAGCAACGCCTGCTTTGGTTGCGGCGTGTAGTCCAGCTTGATTGTTTTCTGGGCCATTACCTGAACAAGCCCAAATCATCCCGCACTTGTGTAAGTCGGGACGGGTCTATGCCCAGGTTTTCGACTGCTGCGTCAGGTAGTGTTAGGAGTTCTCTTGCAACCGCTGCAAGTCGATCGGGAGCAAGTGATCCAGAACCAAGTCCTGCGCTCCCAAGATTTCCTGCGGGGTCACCAACGCTGCGTCCCCTTTGTGCCGCTTCAAGATTCGGCCCATCGCCTGCTCGAACAAGATCGCCTGCTCCGGCGAATATTCCAGTAGCTGCTTCCCCAGCGTAGAAGCGACCTTCTTTGACAAAGCGTTTAGTTGCGTCTGCTCGAAAGCCATCGTTACCAGTCCATTTCATAATGACAATCTTTGGTGGGCCAGCACTTTCGTCCCAGCCAGTAGATCGCCAATAGTCCTCCAGGTCAGCCAATTCCGTCTGGCTGTAGAAAGATGGATCGAAATCAATTCGGCCCACTTCTTCAAACCCAAAACTACCATAGAAATCTGGTAAAAATCCATCAGGAAATCGCTCTGAAGGCACTGCAAACGCATCTAATGCTGTCGCGCCCTCTTCAATGGCCTTCAGGACTGTTGCCTTGCCTACGCCCTTTGCGCCGACCTCATTGTTTATAACGCTGACAAGCGCCTTTTCATCGCCTGTCAGTTCAGGCCCACCCTCAACCTTCACATAAGTCGGGTTGCCGCTAAGATTATAGACGTCATCGTAATTATAGGATTTTTCCAACCCAAAAAAGACTTCGCCATCGCCAAGCTGGAACACTTCAAAATTGCCGCCACGCAATTTTTTCTGGACCTCCGGCAACTCCATCATTGTCAGCGTTGACGACGCATCACTGCCTTTCAGCGCCTGAACAAACTCTGTTGGGCTTAATCCACCGGCATTTTTTGGCGTACTAGACGATTTCCAGTTGCCGGTTACAACATCAGCCGTTAATGCCGCTTGGCGTGGGCTATCAATCGATTGCGTGGCTAGGCTGCGAATATTGGCAATTTTTTCGGCTGTCAGCGTTTCAACCGGCAGAGCCAAGTCAAATGCACGCCGGACATTTTGTTTGCCTTCAGCCTCTGCCTGGGCAAAGAAATCAGGGAACATATTTCTAGCGCTGGTTACTGGTATTCGGGCAACCGGCTCACCCTTGATGCCAAAATCATAAGAATTATGTTCAAGTGACCCCTCAGTACCAAGGCGTACCAAGTCAGCCTCCTTGTCCAGTTTCACCAACATAATTGCATCACGGCTGTTCAGCCCCAGAAGCGCTGGATCGCCAGTTGCGCGTATGATCTTGTCAATGTTTGGCGCACCCAAGGCTTGGCCACGTGAACTGCCAACCACATCTGAAATTCGACTTCTAGCCTCAAAATTCAGAGATTTAATAAAGTCAGCAGCGTCAGGGCTTGCAAAGCCTGGCCAATCCTTCAATTTCTGCAACTGTGATTGGTCTGTGCCTGTCCTGACAAACCCATCAAGCTGCGCCAAATTCTCTGGTGATATCCGGCCATCACGCACATATGCCAGCGTGTTGCCCAGTATAGAATTTACAAAGGTTGCATTGGAACGATGCGAATCTGGATTCATCGCAACTACAAGCCCGTAATCTGCATCCTTAGACAATTTTGCAGTGCCGCGACCCTTGCCCTGCACAGCCCATACAACCCCAGCATCCCTGCTGCCCTTCAGATTTGAAAATTCTGGGCCGCCCTGTAGCAATTCAGGGGCATCCAACTTGCTGCTGTCTATGCCTTCAAATCTACCGCCTGCCGCTGTCAAATCAGCAACAATCGGGAAGATGTTTTTACCCTCTAGATCAATGTCGTCGGTGCCGTCGAAACGCAATGTAGGCAAATCATCCACCAACGTATTGGCAGCATCAGCCGCCTGACCGGCCACCCTAGCTGCCCGTGGTGCCTTTAATGCAGTCCCAAGCATCGTCGCAGCAGGCAAGGCAGGCGGTATGACAGCACCAGCCGCCATCATCACATCGCCAGCACCACCCAACGCCTGTAATCCAGCATCAAGATAATTGCCCTGAGTGACGTTCTGACCAAAGCTGGGCAGCATCTGACCCGGCTGCATGGGATCAGGCGCACCGCCAAAGATATCAACAACGCCAGCACCCGGCGCAAACAAGCTGGCCGTAGCGCCAGTCGTGTACGCAGGGCCAGCCATGTCGCTGAACCGCGTGGGATCAGCCATGTCCTGCACTGATGGCCTGATGCGCCCGAAAAAGGACGGACTGTCGCTGTTAGGCGTAGCACGCGCGTCAGCCATCAACTTCTGCGCCATCATGCGACGCGCAAATCCTTGTGGCTGTTCTGCCATGCAACCTGAAACCCTGTGATTTTGTAGAAGCGGGCGTGTTTACATAACGCCTTCGTCGTCGCGCGACGGCTGGCCTGGGGGCATGCCGCGGGGGCCGTCAGAATCTGAACCGGCTTAGTAGTCCGGTGGTCTTGTGTCCTGTAACGTAGAGCCTGCAACGCTTTGCTGATGGATGGCTCACGCCCAGTCCAGATGCAGTCCAGTTTAGCTGCCAGGTGTAACGTCAATCACCTCTGTATCGCCGCCACGTTCGATGTTGATCTGGACCGCTACACCGCCACCTTTCTGGCTGTCAGAGCCGAACTCAGCCCTCTGTGTGCGTTCCAGGTACCAGCTATCAGCACGCCAGTCCTTTTCACCGGCTTTCCCGATCCGGCGCACCCTGAGAGCGACAGCAGCACTTTCTGCTGCGCGTACCTCTGAGCCAAATCCTTCATCGTCATTGATCCATCGCAGTAGCGTGCTTTCACTCACGCCCACGCCTTGCGCTGCATGCTTCCGCGGCACGCCATCCCGCAGCAGCTCTAGTGCTGCGCCTTGCTTGTCATCTCTTGCCATTACGGCAGCGCTTGGCTCTGCCACAGCTTGCGGTTGCATGGATGCCATTGGTTGCAATGCAACCTCACTTGGTTGCACATCTGGTTGCAACTGGTTGCGCTTACGCAACTGGCGGCGCACAGCGGTTGTCACTGGCGTATGCTCTACCCAGCCTTCCTTACTGCACCGCTTCTGTATGGCCTGCCTGGACACGCTGTAATCCTTAGACACAGCGTTGAAACTCTCACCAGCCTTGATGCGTTGCTCTATCTCAGCCCAGTCCACCTGGGCTGGCTGATACTTCCTCATCGTTGATCTCGCTGTGTGGCCCTGGGCATGGACAGGTTGCATAGTGCTGGTTGCAACGTGGGCAAACTGGCTCACCGCAAAGTTCACAGGGCAAGCAATCAGCCGCAAATACTATTCTTTCATCAATATCTTGCGCCAGCATATCGAAACGATACCAGATTTCGTGCCGTTGACAACACGCAAATCATATTTTTTGATTTTCTGTATCAATATACTTGACATTTAAAGTCAAACATAGGATATTAAATGTGTAAGGTAATTCAACCAGGAGGTAAAAATGGAACTCAATTTTAAAGTCGGGGATTTAGTCGAAACGATCTGCAACATGCCGATAGACACGGGAAATGGTGATGTTGTGAAGCGTCGCCTTCGTAGTGGCAACTTTCACATCGTTCAAACCAATCAATGGGTCGGTTACCCTAGCACCGTAGTCGCCATCGACTGCGGTAAGAACAAAAATCGGATCAAGGTTGGTTCCCTTGGATCAGATGGACGCGGCACTTGCTATCTGCCCCATCGCTTGCGCCTTTGGAAAGAAGAAAACCGCAAGGGTGAATTTGAGCCAAAAGAAAAAGCCTAATCATTTGGCGGCGGCCTAACGGCCCCGCCTACACCTCATATCGATACGCCCTTGCCCTGTAGTGCAAGCGGACCAACGCATCCATGTATCTGCGTTTGACCACCCTGCCATCCGTCCCTAACCGCAACATCCTGGCAAGGCGCGTCCACGGCGCACCTCTTGCCTTGAAGGCAGCACTGTGAGCCACAGCCCAGACCAGCTTGCGGTCATCCTCATCCATCAGAATCGTTAGTTGCATGGCCCTGTCATAATCTGTGATCTGTCTGCTTGTAGGCTTCAGAATTGTCTCGCCTTCCTGTGTCCAGCCATAGCCATGCCAGTCCAGCGGATAGTCTGGCCATGACGACAGCTTCTGCTTCCTCATGGCCGGCGGCATGCGCCTGTCCGTTTCGGCTGCTGTGATGAACAGATCATGCAATCCATTAACGTCGCTCATGCGCCTTCTCCATCTGTTCAATGAACTGTCGCTGTTGAAACTGGTTCATGCGCCAATACCGCTGCCGTGCTTCCTTGAACGCCTCAACAGACCAGTCTTGCCTGCATCGACGCCACACCTTGTCCTGCCTGACTGCCCACCTGTTTGCCTTGAATTTGCCCGCGACACACCTGTAGTTGAAATTTGTGTGTTTCGCTGTCCGGCTAATAAGGTGTTGTATTTTATCAGCTTCGTATTTTGTGCTTGACGGATTTTCGGCCATTGTTAAAATCATCTCTTAGCGCAGGGCTATGCTTCTCAAGCATGGCCTTTTTTGTTTTCACTTTTTAATTCATGTCTTGGATAGCCTTCTGGCTTAGCGTCATGGCTTAGCTTAGTAACATAAGCTAGCTGTCGCGGGCGGCTTCGCGCCGACTCCAAACCACAGATTTTGCACTCCGATTCGCTGATCGCTACAGCGCACCGCACGCACTGGCCCAGCTTCTCACGCTTGGCCATCAGGCCATCACCTTGCTCGATCATGCTGCTTGCTCCAGATCCCGCACCGCTATGCCTTGCGCTATGTCTGCCAGCGCCTCACGCAGATAGCCCAGCGTCAGCGTCCCAGGCTGGCCTTGCAGATAGCCTGGCAACGCCAGATGTGCTGCATCAGTGCTGCTGAACCAGCGACTGCTGTGACGCCTGACAGGCACGCCATACAATTCTGCAATATAGAAAAGACCGCGCCCGTCTTGGATCAGGCGGCTGATCTCACGATCTGCATCAGCCAGGGCTTCAGTGCGGGTCATAGCGCCAACTCCTGCGCTTCAGGCTGGCGTGACCATTTGATAGGCGTCTGCACACCGTCTAAGCGCCTTGCCATCGCTTCTGCATCCATACCGCGATCTTTGTAGTTTCTCGCGACATTCACGCTGTCAGCACTGGCAAAAGGCCAACGCTTGCCTGTCAGGGCAAGACCACGCAGCATATGAATGTGCGGCATGTATTGATGGGCTTGTGCTAGTGCGTTGAATGCTTTGTCAGCCCGTGAAGCCCAAGCCTCACTTTCAATCTGCCAATATTGTGCTGTGCTGCCAAAACAGACCCGTGGGTATCGGTCACAAAGAAAAAGCAAATAATCAATTGGCAGCCCCATGTGCCACACAGGCGCTGCCAGCTGGTTAGGATAGGGCCATTCAGCAAGCAGCGCTTTTTGCTGCTCAACAGGCCCGTCAATGACATCAGGAATTACAGCCCAGTGTGGATGGCCCAGACGCGGCTCCAGCCATGCATAATAGGCGCTGCGATCAAACATCAGCCCTTGCTTAAAACTGGTGAACGCCCCGTTATCCCACATGACGCTCTGACCAATCTGCAAGCAGATGTCTGCATCGTCTGGCCGCGCAAACGACACGCAGAAATGCTTTCCGGCCATAGCTAGAAGCTCCCTGCGTGGCGTCAGCGGCGTGCCGTGATAGTGAATCACTGACTTGCCTTCCAAGACGACTCAATGGTGATTGCTTTATGGATGCCTTTGAGACGACCTGATGCTTGCGGAAATTTTAAGGCAAACTGTTCTGCCAGATGTTCTTGCAAAGCAGGCTCACCCTTGTTGAACGCACAATCCACGATGTCCTCTGCCATCGTCGTATTGTCTGTTTTTAAGGTGAGCTTGTAATGAATTTCCTCACCATCAATCGGGCAAGCAGAAATGAAGCTGAGTTTATATGTGTGCTTCATGCTTGCGCCTCTGTAGCAAGTACATCACAACAAAAGCACCGACCATTTTGCTAAGCGTCATCAGCACGACGCCACCAATGCTGAAGTAGCCAATCATTGCAAGGAAGACAGCGCTATCAAGCGGGGTGCCAACCGCCGACGAGATCACAATGCGCTGGTGCAAAGGCCGTTTTGACCAGGTGTAAACCAGCCAGTCAGCAGTCTCGCTAATTAAGAAGGCAACTACCGATGCGACCGCCACAAACGGATCTGCTAAGTAGTAGCTCAACAATGCGCCGATCAGCATTGCCCCGATCACTCGATGGCCTATTTCACGCTGGCTGAAGTCCCTCAGTACGAAAATCAGGCCAACCAATAGCGACATCGGTGGCCACATTTCACCTAAAAGCGGCATCGGCGGCACATAAACAAAGCCGATATTCACAGCTAAGATGCAAGCCACATAGGCAATAGAATACTTGTATGCGTTCATTCTTCTTCTCCCTCTGTTAATTCGACATATCCCTGGCCATGGCACACCGGACATTCGCCATGGCGCGTGTCTATGAACCCGCTGCCAGTGCGATAGTCTGGCACCGCATATTCAACCTCACACTCGCCCTGCCCCTCGCAATGGCCACACTCTGGCAGTTCTTCCCAAAGGCCAGGCACCCTGCAAATGCGAACTAGCCGCGGCGGTATCTCACTGAAGCCCCTAGCCACCTTCGGCCTCACACATCTGCCGGATCACATCAGCCTGGCCGGTGCCACGCAGATTGAGCAACGGCTTCAGATACGCCTCTACATGCCCCAGGCGCTTTGCTGTGACGCAATAGACGCCGCAACACTTCAGTCGTTCCTGGATGTCCTTCTGATTGGCTGACAAGCTGCCACCCTTGGGGCGCTTCAACTCAATCATGATCGGGCCTTGGTGCGTCGGGTCTTTCCAACCGTGTTGAGGCACAAAGATTTCCAGATCAGGCCAGCCAGCCTGCATGCCCAGCTTCTTCAGGCGCATCTTGTAGCTAACGTGGCGCTTGCCCTCATTCGGGCTGTGATGGAACATACTGCCCAGCGGCAGGGCCACCTGAAGCCAATGAACCACATATGTTTGCAGTTCATCCTCAGTCATCTTGATAGAAGTCGTTGGGCGTCACCTCGCCAGCACTTAGCTGCACGATCTTACGCATGTTGCTGGCCTTCGGTATCAAGCGCTGATCATGGCCCACAGGCAGGCACCAGCGGCGCACAACAGTCGCGTGTGCAGCCCCCACAAGCCTTGCCAACTCGCTGTAAGACCAGCCCTTACTCTCACGATATTCGTTCAATTGCATAACGCCATCCGTACCAAATATTTGTACTGACGTTATATGACTTGACCTATTAAGACAATAGGCTTACCTGTATCAGGTGTTTGACTGAAAGCGACAAGGTGATATCATGAACAGTTATTCAGCAATGGACTGTGGGCCAGTGGCACCAAACAACTTGGACAAGATGATCAGGCGCAGCGGCCTGAAGAATAACATGGTCGCTGAACTCAAAGGCATCCAGCCTGCCACCTTGTCACGCCATAAATCTGGCGATATTGGCATTTCACTTGCCGACGCTGAAGAGTATTCAAAAATCCTGAATTGCACGCCGCAACAGATATTTTTTGCCAGCCCACCCATCCCAGTGCTGGCCTGCGTTTTCCCGTGGGACGACGAGTGTGGTGAAAAAGCAAAAAAGATTGCACCGCACCTAATCAACTCAAACAATGGAAAAAATCCAACATTAGTGATGGGTCATTCAGGTGGTCAAATGGAGCGCATGTCACCCTATCAAGACAAAGCGATATATATGCACGACTACTATTTGCACGACACCATGTGCGTGTACTGGAACATGACAGATGATCTTGACCATCCATCAGCTTGGATGAACGGCAACCTTGATATCGTCAACATTGATCCGATGCAACGCGGGGTGGTGGACAAGGAATGTCTTGGCCACTACAGCATCGTGAAAACAACAAACCAACATTTGCTTTACGGTGTCGTTTATCAAACTGGAAGAAACCGATATTCACTTGAAAGCAACAATTTCGGCACGTACACAAACCTTGAACTCGAATGGGGCTGTCCGATTGTCACAATGATAATACGCCCAGAACTGCGCGAAATGCAGTGGGTTGACTATGATGTGACGAGCTATCGGGATAAAATGTTGGGTTCTGATAAGTAATTTTAAGTACTAAATAATAAAAGTATATTGACGGAATAAGTAAAGAATATTAAACCTTGGCAGGAAGCTATTTCTGTTGAGGTTTTTTTATGTCGCTACCACCGTCCATCAAATGGGCTGCTGACAAGCACTATTTCCATCACAGCAATCCGGCATCGCGTCCAATCTGCCGGACATTATTTGAAAAGTGCGTGATCCGTCCCAAGGTGTCCCAAGCCTGGGCGGTCATAAAAGGCGACCAAGTAGGCGACACAGACGCCGCCAAAGCTACTGTAAACCTATATAAAGATGACAATGCCAACATGCTGGCAGGGCGTGTCGTACAGGACTGCGCCAACCTCCATTTGATTGACGGCCACACCATTGAGGCTGTGATCCGGCAGGGTATGAGCCGCTTGGATGAATACCAGCCGCGCACCTGGGACGACGGCAAAGACGAGCGCAAGCTGGCGGTCAACCGCGCAGAGTTTGCCGATGTGCTGACCAACGCCATTGAAGGCGTAAAAGAAGCGCACGCCCACTACGGCCTTAACCGCATCGAAGGTGAATCTGAAATTTTCACCAACTTGTCTGGCCTAGAACTGCCCTACTCCGGCTTTCCAGATTTCTCGCGCCGCATCGAACTCAAAACAAAATGGTCTAGCGCCGCTGCAAACACCGAGTCTGGCAAGCGTGCTGCCAGCCTGCCAAATCAGCCTGACTGGTCACATACAAGCCAGGTCGCAGGCTACTGGGCTGGCACCGGCCTGATGCAGACCATCGTGTATGCCAATGCCAACAATTTCCGCGTCTTCAACGCTGACAACAGCGACAGGCTGACCAATGAGGGGCTGCAAGCTGCGCTGAACCACATCACAGCCAAGTGCGCGATCCGCGAAAACATCCTGAAATCTGCCGATTCAGTGGAGCAAATGCTGCGCCTGATTGAACCAGATTTTGCACATATGTGGGCGTGGGATTTGCGCCCAGAGGTTTTGACTGAGGCAAAAAAACTATGGGGGTTCAAATGAGAAGAAACCTGTTGTGGCTTCACGTTGATGAAGCAGGCCGACCACTGCGGCCCTACAGTGCATGGCGTGAAGCCTTGCGCGTGTGCGGCATCGTCATCGGCTCATTATTTGCTGTCTTCAGCCTGTGGTGCTTCATCGTGCTGCTTGACGTGGTGATGACATGAACGCCCAGCCCACGCTGTTTGAGGCCATGCAGGCACCCCGTAATGAGCGTGAAGCACGGTTCTTGGCGTTCCACCAGGCCAACCCGATGGTCTACCAGCTTTGGGATCGCTTCACCCGCGAGGCGATTGCCAAGGGCCACAAGCGCGTTGGCTCACAGATGATCATGGAACGCATCCGGTGGGAAACCACCATCAACATCATTGACGCCAGGCCAGATGGTGAGGCGCTCAAGATCAACGATCATCACAAGCCGTATTACGCGCGGCTGTGGATGAAAAACAACCCAGCCCATGACGGGCTATTCAACACGCGATCAGTAGAGGGTGATAATGAGTGAGTTGGCGAAAGCGCTGGCGACGTTTCAGGCCGCGCAGACGGGGCTTGAATTGGACAAGACCGGCAACAGATCACAATACGCTAGTGTTGGCTCTGTGATGACCAAGGTGAAAGAGGCGGCACAACACGGCCTGTCGTTTAGCCAGTTGGTGGACTATGAAGACGGCATAGGGATGCACCTTAAAACGTACATCATGCACACCAGCGGCGATGAAAAAATCGGGCGTTACCCTATCGCTGTCGATGACATGACCAACAATCAGAAACTTGGATCGGCCATCAGTTACGCACGGCGCTACGCTTTAATGGCAGCGCTGGGCCTAGCGGCTGGCATTCAAGAGGTTGAATTTGACGACGATGACGACGGACAGGTGAACGGTGGGTTGAAAGACCCGCCCAAAAAGTCTTACGACCTGGAAGCCCTCGAAACCAAAATCAAATCATTTAAATCACTGACCGGCCTCAATGCCTGGATCGGTGAAATGAACCCTGTGTTGACTGCAATGCACAACAACAAGCCTGACGACTACAATCGCTTTTATGCTTTCTGGAAAAAACAAGAGAAGGACATCCAAAATGGCACAACCTGAATACAAAGCTGGCAAGATTCAGTTGGTGCGAGGCGTCGAGATTGACGACAATTTAAGCATCAGTTTCTGGTTCAACATCAGTGACCCTGATCTGAAGGCACGTCTGGACGCCTATTATCAAGCCACCAAGGACGATTTCAAGCAGCAGCCTGGTCTGGAGATACAAGTGAAGATTGGTGACACATTTCACCGTGTGGCCAGATCACGGCTCTGGCTCAATGACGGTGCCCCGCGACAGCAAGCTGCTGTCCCTGCCCCTGTGTATGCACCGCCGCCGCCCCCACCACCGGCACCGCCGCCGCATACAAGTGTGCCTGATGCACCGCCGCCACCGGCTGGCTATGAGGCTGCAAAGAATGGCTAGGCAGGCGCTACTGACGGTCAGAGAGGCGTGTGATGCACTATTCGGTGAAGGCTACAGTGAGGCCAGCCGCAAGCGCGTCAGGCGCTGGATCAAGGATGGCCAGATCGCGGCTATTCAAGATGGTTCACGGTGGTTCATACCGCGTTCTGAAATTGTGAAATTAGGTGGGATTGATGAACAAACACAAAGCAGCATGGACGCCTGAAAAGCGTGCCGCGCAGAGTAAAAGGATGAAACGTATATGGGCAGCAAGACGCCAAGCGGTGAGCATTGAGCCGCCGCCCAGGAACTGGGCGCAAAGAATTTGGGATGTGATGAGAGGGGCGCACTAGCGCCCCTTTCTTTTATCCGAATATTGCACTGCCAGTGGCAGACCGCGCCTTTTCTTGTTTTGCCTTGTTCTTGGTATAATGGCCGTATTGACGGTAAGTGAATGACGGATTGCTGTGGCCCATTAACCCCGCTACCTCTGCCCAGTCTTCACCCAAGGCCGACAACTGAACACTTGCAAAAAAGTGTCTCATGTCACTCCAGACCATGCGCTCAATACCGGCGCGCTTTGATGCGCGTTCAATCAATTCACGCAGTGTTTTTTTCTGCTTTGGAAAACCAGCGGCTGTGGCGAACACCAGATCGTCATCGCCTGTGTGGCGACTTTGCATTTTTAGTTCACGCAATATTTGCATGGCTTCGCTTGGCACAGGAATGGTGCGGAAACCGCGCTTCGTTTTTGGCTTACCAAGTTCACTGGTTTCTGTCTTTACAGCTTGCTTGATTCGCACTGTGTTTTCTTTGAAATCAACACAGCGCCACGGTAGCGCACGCAGTTCACCCTGACGGATGCCAGATGACAACGCTGTCAGCACCATAGCGCGGCTCGTCAATGTCTCACCATCCAAGCCTTTTGTCACAAGTTGCTGGACAGCATGCGGCTGTATTCTAGGCGCACGATCTGCAATTTCTGTTGATAAACCAAAAGACACTTTGTCCAGCGGGTTGATGTCAATCCACCCTCTTGCCTGACAATAATTCAAAAACGCCTTTAACGACTTGATACGTTTTTCCGCAGTCGATTTGCTTTTGTTTTCGCTTTTAATTGCGCGCTTGAAAGCGCGGGCCAATCCATCTTTGTTTGCTTTTGTGACCAGCTTGTCCAGAGCGTGCTTGCTAAACATCTTGCCATCAATGCGAATGGCTAACGCAAAATCCAAACCGCGTTTCATTTCTTTATAATGCGACAATGCAATTTCCTGATCATCAACACGGTCTGTTTGTGATTTTAAAAATGCGGCAGCAGCGTCAGCGCAACTTTTGACTTTCACGGGCTGGGCGATCATGCCCGTAAGGAACTTGGCCTTTAGCATTTCCGCTTCTGCTAACGCCTCATCCTTTGTGGCGAAACTACCATACTTGTCACTTCGACCTACGCGGCTTGCATTGATGCAATAGCAGTTGTTGTCGGCACGAAACCTAACTGGTAAATCCTTCATCAATTTGCTCCCATTTTGATGTTTAACTAAGAGCAGTTTAACGGAAAAGGACAAGCACTGCAAATAAAACTGGACTGAAACTGGACTGACACAAAAAAACAGCCCCCAGCCGGTTTTGGCCGAGGGCTTGTTTTTGAAGCTATGCTTGGGTTTGGGGATGGCGGGAGTGACGGGACTCGAACCCGCGGCCTCCGGCGTGACAGGCCCGATTTTACCGGTTTTTGACCAACAAAATTGGCTGTTTCTGGGGCATTTTGGGAAATGCTGGCTGGGGTTGGTAGCCAGAAAACTGGACTGAAACTGGACTGAAACTGGACTGGATTTAAGCCCGTGCTTTGCGCCTGTTTGCAAAGGTCGCCACATTGGTCGGCTTGCCACCCACGCCCTGCTTTTTTGACCGCTTGCGCTGCACCGCTGACCGCACCTGCGACTTGCTCATGCGCCCTGCCTTTGCGGCTGGCACACACTTGGGATAGCCACGCTTGCCACGTTCTGAAGAGGTGCGGCCACACTTTTTGTAACCGCCACCCTTCTTTGGTGCGCTGATATCAACCCAGTCTTCTTTGAACCATTTGGTCAGGCTCATGACGGTTTTTTCCCGCTGTATTTGCCACCTCGCTTTTTGTACTCACGCACCAGCCAAGCATTGGCATAAGCAGACGGATAAACATCAAACTTGCGCTTGGCAGCAGCCTTTACGTTTGAGTACAGCTTGGGGTTGGTTGGCTTTGGACCGGACGATTTTTTGCGCGGTGCCATGACCTACACCCTGCGTAGGCTTCGACCACCCATGCGGCCACCTATTTTTTTCTTAGCCGCAACTTTCATCGGCTTCTTTTTCTTCGGACGGCCAACCTTGCTACCGTAAGTTCCTTTACCCATTGGCATTGCATTTCTCCTTTTAACGGCGTGATTTTTTGCCAGCGCATTTCCAGCGCTTGCGCGATAGCCTCAACGGGCTATTAGGATTCTTTGCTGCTTTCGGATGTTTCTTCATCTGACCGGCTGATCGGGCGCAGTAGCTGTCGCCCTTCGATGTGCCAGGGCGCACCCGTGGGCCACCACCCTTCGCCTTGCCAGCTTGGCCATAGCTGACCCGCTTGCCGGTGGCAGTGACCTTGACCTTGGCCTTGCCCTTTGACGGCGCTGCCCTAGCCATGCGCCAATGCCCTCATGCGCTTGACCAACCTTTTCGCCCGATTTGGCACCTGATCATGCCAACGCGAATCGACCATCTCGTCAGCCGCTGCGTCAAACCGGCGTGCATCAACCTCGCGCTTCATGCCAACAAATTTTGAAAGGCGTGGCCGACCCATGTTGAACATCATATTTGCGATGATCAATTGGCAGTCCTCTGGCAGTTCATCAAAGTTGTCATACAATGCGCGGCAGTCTTCAATGGTGACAGCAAGGTCAAGGGCAAAAACCTGACGCACTCGCTCATCTTCAACAGGTGTGCCAACCGGCTGGCCATGTTCTGGGTCGTCTTCTTTGACTAAATGGCCAATGCCAAATGTAGGCAAACCAAGGTGGTCAAGATAGATTTCAAACTTGCACCCTTCATCTTCTGCAAGTTCTTCGCGCAGTTTATCTTTGTTCATTTCGCGATGCCCTTGGCCTTTTCAAACGTGCGTAGTCCACCAAGGCCCAGCATGCCCATTAGAACGGTAAGCAATGACGACATATCAAAGGTGGGCAGATCCGGGATCGTGACGCCGATGTAGGCGCACACAAACATGGTCAGGGGTGCCAGCACGAAATGCCAAGCCAAGGCAATGCCGCATGTCCAGCCCACGAAAGGACGCCAGCCAGCGACAAAGATGCTGCGGTGCTGTGCTTCAGCCTTGTTGATTTCAAGCTGGCCCTTGGCCAACTCTTGAGCGTGGTTCTGTGCCATCGTGGCGACTTCATGCGCCAGCTTCGCTTTCTGGTCTTTGTCCTCAATGAACTTATCCAGCAAGCCGGTGACCGGCCCTATCAATGCTTGGATCATTTCTTATCCCCCATTTGCGTGAAGCCCATGTAGGCACCCACCACACCAGACAAGCTGATGTAGAGCAGTGGGCTGACCTCACTTAGTAGTTTGATGCGTGCGTCTGGTATGAACGGCATAAACAGCAGGACTGTATAAACGCCCATGCCTATGAGCGCGTAGCGTGCTAGGCGTAGCTGTGCCAGGTGCTTGCGGCTCTTGTCTTCTGTCTCACGGATTTCACGGGCGCGTTCAATTTCTGCGTCAGTGACCACGCCGTCATTGTCGAGATCGTAGCGCTCAAACTCGCTCGACCTCTCCAGCTTTTTCTGGGCCACTTATCGCCGCAAAAGATCAGCTAAAGCCTGACGACTAAGCTCTGTCGTGTTTGCCGCTGCTACCGGCACCGCTGCCCTCAAGGCACGACCTGATCCAGCCACAACGTTTCTGGCGATTGGCACGCCAAATGTGGAGTATGCCGCTGGCGAGGCTAAAGTCGCCCCTATGGTTATAGGATCTGCTTGTGATAAAGCACCACCGCCCGCTGACGCTACACCCATACCAGTGGGTGACATCAATCTTGCCGCTGTGCCGCTGTCTGGCGTCTTGTTGCCCATTACTTGTTGAGCCTCACGCGCAAGGTTTTGCATCCGGGCTTCCCCAGCAGTAAATTTTGACTGCCTCTTTGTGACATCGCCTTTTGCCACCGATTGCAGCAAATCACCGGGTAAAAACCCTTCACTGGTTTTGCGGCGCAGTTCTGCGTTTCGCACAATCTCAAACTGACCATAGGCTTTATCAATTTGGTTTAGTTTTGGGCCTTGAACCGGGTTTGCTTTTTGCAACTCTGCACTGAATACGTTGCGAATATCTTCGAGCGCATCAGCTTTACGCGCTCCAATTTCACTGCCCTCACGGCGCAAACGCAAAATATCTTTACGCAAAAGTGTTTGGGCTTTTTTGATATCTTGCCCAGACATACCGCCGTTTTTAAATTTTTTGGTAATGTAGCGGGAAACGCGGCCTTGAACGTCTTTTGCAATGTCGTCTGATAAATCTTTAGTTATGGTGTCCATTTCTGATGCAAGAGGCATTACATTTTCTATTTTCATTTTGCTCAAGGTAGCGTTGTAAGCGTTGCTTATCAGCCGCTGGCCGTAGCCAATTAGTTCTTTGCCTTCAAGATTTTTTGGCACTTTTGTTTGAAGTGGCGCAAGCGCTTCCGTAACCGCAGCGCGATTGAAGCCAGCCGTTGCGCGGTCAAATGCGCCCCTAATTGCGTCACCCAAAAGTGGCACAGTGTCAGCCGCACGTTCTTCTGCACGTTGCAATGCCGTGCCAAGCAGGCTTGAGCCGCCAACAGCCTGCCCAGGTGTAAGCGCTACACCTTTTTTTATTAGATCAGCCGCCCCTGCCGTGATCGCTGGCGCTACCTTGTCCACCACTGGGCCTGCAACAGCGCCAATTGCGCCTGATGCTGCTGCACTAGGTAAACGCTCTGCAATACCGCCTTCAGCCGCCCCTGCGCCATAGATCGCGCTTTGTGCGCCACTTGTGCCTGCAACTCTGGCAACCCTTTGACTACCGGCTCCCATGCCAGCGGAACGCATTAGTTGCGTTGCTCTGCCAGCCGTTGCAGCTTGACCTACCCCAGGAATAAACTGTGCGACTATAGTTGGCAGTATTGCACCAGCTATCTCTGTGCCATAGGCAGCGGCTGGGTTGCGTTGTCGAAAGCTGTCAATTTGGCCTCTGACATCCTTCACCACTTCTGCATATGTTTTGCCGCTGTCAAAAGCCGCCCTTACAGCCGCCTCTATCTCATCCGCAAATCCAAACGAAACACCTTGTGCGGCAGCACGCCCAAAATCCATTGCAACATCGCCGGTTGTGCGTTCCCCAACAGGCGCTGTTTTTGACTCTCGCGGTAAAGGCATTAGGCATCCCCCTCATAAATTTCAAATGTGCCGGTGATGCCGTTGAAATATAAATCCCCGTTTTTCAATTCACCGTTTTCAACAGCCGCGTCATACTCTCCGTCCGTCATGTACGCTTGTAAGGCTGGCGGCACGTTCTCATCTGCAAATTCTGCAAATCCAATCAAACTGTTATTTTTCTTGGCGAATTTTTCCATCGCTTTCAAAATATCTGCTCGACGCTGTACAAGTGCTTGCATTGATTTCACCAAGGCTTTGTTTGCCTCTGGCGTGTTGCTCATATTAGCAGTGGCACTTGAAAACAATCGGGCTTCAAAGTCGGATGTTGCCCCCGATCCGACCACTCTCATGCGTGGAATTATAAAGTTGAACGCCGCTGTCAAAACTTGTTGGTTGTTTAAATCGCGGATTTGCTCATCGTTTAAAAATCCAAATTCCTTTCCAAGGTTTCTGATGGGCATCGTTATATTGGTAATTGGCCCTGTTTCGGTGCCAATCTCAAGCAATTGATCGGCAATATTTAGCCTTGTGATCAAATCAGACTCGCTTTGCACTTGTTTACTCAAGTCCTCTATTCGTTTGGCTGCTGACGTTGCAGCGGCTTTCATGAACTCTGATTGCTGTTCGTTGCCCATCGCAATGGTTGGGTTGACTGAAACGGACGTGCCACCGCCTTGTCGCTCCACATAACCGGCATCAATCAAGGTTTGTGTTTTTGCGGCAAATTGCGGGTCAGTGCTTAAAATTGATTGTACGTCTGACGGGTCATTCGGATTCACAAAATTAAACACATCCGGCTTTGCTGGCGCACGGCGCTGCACGGGGTTGCCAAGTGAACTGCTGGTGGCTCCCGTCAATGGATTAGTCGTGGTTGTTTCAACCGCTGAAAAGTCGCCTAGGTTTGTTATTTGTGAGGTGGTTGTTGGCGCGAACTGTGCGGTCAGTAATGCTGGCATAGCCGCTGATGGATTGGCAGCAACAGCAGCGCGAACACCTGGAGCCACATTCGGCCCCAGCATTCCCATGATCTGATTTGTCATTTCAGTCTCACGCTCGACTTGTGCATCACCAGCCTTGCGCTGTAGGTATGCGCCCACCAGTGCGCTAGACAGCCTGCCAAGCCCTTGTAAGGGCGTCCTAACAGGCGCAGAACTTGCACCCTGCCCCATCAGCGCTTGGCCAAGGATGCGCCGCGGATCGGACTGATACGCCTGATTAAGCTGCTGAAACTGCATTGACGGGCGTTGGCCTGGTTGCATCAGACCGTGGAATGGTGTGTGTGCCATCGTCTACCTCAACAAGTAAGCTGCGCCAAGATTGCCAGCCAATCCGAAAAGTCCGCCAAGATTTGCTGAACGATTTTGCATCGCCTGTGAATAGGCGTTCTGCTGCGCCGCCATCTGTGCGCCAAACGCACCCTGCGTATCGACGCCGCCAGGTGCAAAGAAGCTGCCTTGTTGGATTTGTGGGCCACCCAGCAGTGCTGCCAGTTCGTTGAAGTTTTGACCGCGCAGCGCATTGCGCTCTGCAATTTGGCGACTGCGTGCTTGATTAGCGATCTGGTTTGACAGCAGTTGATTGGCCACAGTGTCTTGGCGTGCCGCGTTGGCAAGCTGCGTGTTAGCAGCCGCTTGACTAAAGCCTTGGCCCTGCGCCGCCAGTCCAAACTCACCGCTGGCCGCACGCTCACCAAACTGCTGCGCTCTGATGTTACGTGCCTGGTTGACCAGCCGGTCAGATTCCTGCCCTGCCGCCAGTGTCGCCTGCTGTGCCAGACGCCCTAGCTGTTCGCCTTGCTGTGTCTCAAGACGGTTCACAGCGTCATTGTAGCCTTGTGATGTTATGGGAATGCCACGATCTGCGAGGTTCTGTTCAAGCGCCTCACGCTGCTGGGTAAACTCTGGCTGCAACAGCCCTAGCTGCCGATTGAACAGTGTTTGCTCAATGTTGCTGCGAAACGCCACTGGATCGCTCTGTAGGGCTGTCAAACCGGCAGTGTCAATGCTTGTAGGCATTGGCGTGGTCGTGCTGATCTGGCTTTGGAACGCAGGCAGGCCGGTAGTCGGGTCAATGTCTTGCGCCTGCTGCACGCCAGCCAATGTCGGGGCCGTTCTGAACGGGTTCTGGAAATCAGGGTCGTCAGCAAAAATCGGTGAGCCATCAGGGTTCTGGCCGATGACTTGTCGGCCTGTCACACGGTTGAATGCCAGATTGCCCAGCCCCAGGCCGGTGCCTTCAGTCGCCGCACGCAACTGTGCCTGAAACGGTGTTTCTTGGGTGAACGCTGCCGCTTGTCCATCGTCCGGCACTGGACCCTGAACAAACTGCCCCTGATCGCCCACAGATCCGAACAGCAGATTGCCATACGGCGTAAACTGAGTGATGCGATTTGCATTGCTTTGAGCGTTGATCAGTTCGTTTGGATCAGGAACTGGTGGTGGTGAAGGCGCTGACTTGCCCATTACTTTGACCCTTTATCCATTTACATTCATCCCTCAACATGCCCCACAGAATGCCATCATCTGGCCCATGCAGATGCCGCAGCCTGCCCTCTTGCGTAAAGCCTAGCTGCCTGTTCATCTTCATTGCCTTGGCGTTGGCCTCGCTGCACTGCACTAGCAGCCGGTGCGCCCCGACTTGTTTGAACGGATAGGCGAACAATGTATGCAGGACAGATCGGGACGCCCAGCGCCGGGAGGAAGCAGCTATAGACGCCTCGATCTGCCCTTCTCTCAAGTCATGGTAAATGGCGGCGCAAATGATCTGATCGTCACGCTGCACACCAATCGCCACGCTTGGCCCAAACTGGTTGATGCCAATGCGCTTTGCTGCCCATGATTTTAGATAGTCGTCTGCGCCAAAAATGATGCGGTTCAATTTTGGCTGTCCCTGATGCCTTTTAACGTCTCGTAAATGTCAGGCGGTGGCGGCTGGTCAATGTCCCACTGGCACAGGTATTCGCGTGGCCGGAACTCACGCGGCGAGAACATCATGGTTTCTTGTGTGTTGTGAGCGCCCCTATAGACGCACGCTGTGGTGTCCTTGTCGATCTTCATACACTTGACCAAGCGGCAGACCGTCAGGTCGTTTGCTGCCTGCGCTGTGTGCGCCTTGAGCAGCAGAACAAAGGCTGTCAGAACAGCCAAGCCAGCGCCGATTGTGATTGTCCAGGCAACGATCTCAATGAACTTGCGACGGCTTTCACGCTGCGCGTATAGCGTTTCCTGCCGTTTCTTCCGTATGCGTCCCTCAAGCCGAATCAAATCGTCAACAGCAGACTTGCCCAAGGTCAGCCCGATGTAATTTAACAACTCGCGTCTGTCGCTTTCCGCTTTGCGCTTGGCCGCGAACACTTGAATGGCTTCTGCTTCAACCGACTGTCCACCAAAAAGCTTTTTGAAAATCGGCGGGTTCTTGGCCTCGCGCTCAAGCTGGTCAAGGTCACTGACACAAGAAACCCACTTCGACACGCTGCCGATCATTTGCTCAAGTTCCTGACCCGCCATGATAGCTTTGCGGACGGCTGAATAAGCAGTAGCAGCGCCAGCAGCAATCGTGACTGGGTCCATTAGTACACCCTCACTTGTTCTGGATTGACATATTTGGGCAGGCAGTACGATGTCAGGTTCTTTCCCTGGCGGCTTATACGCACAGAGAAAAAAAGACACTCATCAAGATTTCTGAAATACAGATCGTTTGAAACCAGCCTGCCGTCCAGAAACACGAACAGCAGAAAAGCGTGGATCACTGCCCCAGCAAAACGCCTACAAGCAGGACAATGGTTGTGCCAGCAGTGCCAATCATGATGTGTTCGATGCGCTTGATCCGCAGGATGGTTTCTTTCCACCGCTCAGCGCACACTGCCTCATGTGTATCTATCTGGGCCTGTACAGATGCGGCTGTGGGCTTGCTCATCAGTCAGCATCCTGAATGGTCAGCAGTCCTTCCGACTGCTGTCGCATGATTTCGTCGTAGTGGCGGTTGCCGGGGGCCAGCGGCACCCATATCTTATCTCCAGCTACAACAATCTCTATTGATGCGTTTTCAGACGTATCTGCATCTGCGATGTATTTAGCTGACGTGATATTTAATTCACCCATAATTACAACTCCGCATCGGAAATAATCGTAGAGGTGTTTGTGCCGTCTGCCTGTAACTGCCCAACACTACTCGTTATAGAAGATGTTGCTACAATCGCACGTAAGCTATGCGTGGTTTGCCTGTCAAACGTGAAAGAGGTGTGGGTGTTGTTGCCAGTATCTACCCTAAAAGTTCCGGTGATGCTGTTAGACGGCGCTGCCCTCATTGTTGTAATGTGAGGAATAGTGAAATACGAAACATTACTATCCACCAGACCACCACCAGCAAAGACTCCATAATTAACGCCCTCACTAGACCGCACTTGGCAGTACCTCTGTGCTTTCTGAAGCGTGACCGAATAGGGTTCATGCTCGAACGGCGTGGCCTGTTCGCCAACCTCAAGCTGGACGCCGGTGATGTACCATTCGTTGCTGGTGCTGTCGGCAAGGTTGACCACACCAGCCGCACGGTTTGCGTTGGTAGTGTGCCAGCTTGTTCCGATTGAACCAGATGAAAAGGTAGAGCCAGCAGCACACCAAAAATTCATATTCAGACCCTGACCGTTATCGTTATTGATTGTGCCGCTTACGTCACCGGGAAAAGTGAGGGTCTTGTATTCCCAAGTATTTGCCGCATCAATCGTATAAGTCTTGCTATATAAGCGACCAGAATCGGGCTGGCGTAACTCAAGAACGTATGTGCCTGTCTTGTTAGACTTAACGTAAAAAGAAGCGGTAACAGTCTTTGCGGAGGAGTCGCCGTACCTCAAATGCTGTACGTTCTGCGCCTCAATCTTTGTCTCCACGATTACAAAATCACTTGCGCCAAGAGAAGCATCTGCTGTGGTGCAGTCAATTCTGAAAGAGTTGCTAAAGCCGTCTGGTGCATCTGTTGACTGAGTAACTGTCCACGTTCCCGCTGGGCCGAAAGGTGAAAACATAAAACGGTCACAGGTGCGGTATCCACCAGATGTTATGCCAGTGACACTCGTACCCCGCTGCGCCACGCGCATACATCCCCCAATGACAAGATTCTTGCCGGTAATGCCACCAGCATCAGCCGAACCGGCGAGGTCCGCGAAATCTCTTGCTCTGCTCATGATGCGTTCTCCAGTGCGGTCAGTCGGGCCTCAAGGTCGGTAATTGTCGCATTTTGCTCTTGAATTGCTTTAGTCAACACAGCCACAAGTTTTTCATAATTAACGCCACCAGCAACCAAAGCTGTGTCGGCCTCATCGCCACTAAATACACTTTCTGCGACGAGCGGGACGAACTCTGGCATAACGCTAGAAACTTCATCAGCAACAAAGCCAATCTCTAACTTATCGCCGTCATCATTGCGATTGTATTGTCTTGGCTGTAACTGCAAAATTTCTGATAGGCCATAAGAACAATCAACAATATTGTCTTTCACCTGTCTTGCAGATGTGTCAAATGTTATGGCACCAGTAGAGGCGTTCCATTTCAAAGGATAGGTTCCCGCACCACTAGCAATGCCAGAATATTTCCAGTTACCATTGCTTTCGATACGCATACGTTCTGTGCCATTTGTCGCAAAAAGCATAGGATGATTCGTTCTGCCATCAATTGCCACAGCACCCACTGCTGCTTTTATTTCAATGGCTGTGCTGTCAGTTGAGTCATCTAGCCTTATGGTTGAAATGCCTGCTCTTTCAATCTCCAAACCAGAACCGCTACCGAATGTTGGCGAAGTCGTCCCGATGCCCACGTTGCCCGACGCAACAATCGTGTCGCCTGTCCCATCCGGGTCGAGGGTGATGTCGCCATTCGTGTTAGTGCTGCTGATGGTGTTGCCGTCGATGCGGATGTTGTCCACGTTAAGCAACGCATTGACAGTCACATTTCCGCTGAACGTACCGCCTGACGACGCAGACACAGTGTCAGCCACAGTGAAGCTCTTGAAGGCATAGATGTTCACAAGACTGCCAGTCGCTGCGCCAGTGGCCAGCACGACGCTGGTGCCGTTGGTGGCTGTAAAGTCAGACGGGTCGAGAACAATACCGTTCATTACCACTTGCAGGTTGTCTGCCGTATATGACAAGGTGGCGCTGTTGTCGTCAGAGCCGCTGAACGTGGTCTGCCCAGAGGTGGCTGTGTATTCGTACAGTATCAGGCTGACAAGCCGATTTGGGTCAACACCGATGTAAGCCATTAGGTGATCTCCATAATCGTCATCGACACGCTGACTTTGTCGGCAACTGAGCAATCAATCTGGATTTTGTCGGTTGTCTCAAGCACGACCTTGTTGCCACTTAGAAATTCCAAACTGGACCCCACAGGAATGGGTGCGTCTTTCAACAAAAACGTTGTGGTATTTGTCGCAGCCCTGCCGCCGCCAGATGTGTCGCTGACCAGCTTCACACTGGCCGTCACCTGGCTCGTGTGTACGTTGGCAAGCACCATGCCCAGCACGATGGTGGTGGTGCTGCCAGGCGTGGTGTAAAGGTCTTCAGGCGTGCCAGAACTGGCTGGCATCACATCATGTGACACCACTTTGAATGTGTTAGCCATTCGTTTTCTCCTTTAGCCCAAGGCTATCGCTAACGCGGTGGCCTCGTTGGCCGCCTCATTGGCTGTAGTGGCACCGATATCCGACAACACTTCTGATGCAGACCGTCCTTCAATAGCCGTGCCAGCCACACGCAGGAAATCATCATCAGTCACGCCGCTGGTGAATTTTGGAACATTGTTGTTAGATATGCCTGTGTCCAACGTGGCTGTGGCTGTGATGGCTGTGCCGTTCAGCGTCATGGCATCGGCTTCGAGCGTGCCGTCAATGTCGGCATCGCCGCTAATGTCCAGTGACCCAGCGTCCAACTCGCCGGTCAGAGTCACGTTGCGGAAACTGGCAATGTCCTTGTTGCTGTCAACGATTACAGCCTTGGATGCTGCTACCGTGCCTGCTGTAACGCCGTCAATCGCCTCTAACTCAGCCTCGCTGATGACAGCGCCAGATCCTAGCGTCAGATCACCGCCGACAGTCAGATTGCCTGCAACAGCCGTTGTGCTGCTGGCGACAGTGCTATTTGGCGTGTGGGTGAGGTAGCTGACAAAGCTGCCGCTGATCTTGCTTCCAAGCGTCAGCACGCCGCCGTCAGCGATGTTCAGCTTGTGCTGGTCTGCATTGTCGTCGCCCTGGTCAGCCTTCAGCACGATGCCAAGTGCCGCGCCCTCTACATTGGCTGCAATCTCAAGGCTGTCGTTTGTGCTTTCATCATACTGAATGGTGATGTCACTATTTGTGCCAAGAACGATGGTCTTGTTGTCAGGCACAGTCAGACCTTCTGCAAACGGGATTGCAGCAGTGCATGTCTGTGTGCCGTCTTTAAGTATGCAAGTGGACAGGCCCGTTGCGAACCCGTCTAGTTCTGTGTCGAACTTGGATGCAAGGATTTTGACGCCATTGTCACGATCTGTCGTGCAGTCAAATGTGCGTGAAAACGTACCGCCGCTGAATGCCATTAGAGTGGCCCTCCTGGTGCGAATGTATAGTGAGCGCTGATGAACGAGATTGTCTGCGTGCTGGTTGCAACCTTGATCCGCAATGCACTGGAGTAGCCTAGCCGGTTGACCGCCTTGCGCCGCTTGGTAACGCCAGCGCCAGCCGTGTCAGCATAGAAAAAGTCATCATAGGTGGCGGTATCCCACGCTGCCAGATTTGATTGAAAGGTCACAGGCGAGACATCAATCGCCGCAACGGGTGACTGATCAACGCCTACGCCGAAACTGAACACAACGTCTGTTTCACCCTCAAGCATGGGCTGCACGCTACTGAAGCGCTTCACACCGCCTCTGTCGCCGAAATAATTGTAGGCCGTAGCCAGATCACCAACAATGTTTTCGCCATTATCAGCATCACCAGTCACCTTGAATACAACGCCGGATGCGCTGCCAAAAAACGTATCGCCATTGAACTGGCCCCAGACATGGGCTGGCAAATTTTCAAAAATGCACCACGCCCTGATAATCGGGTTGAACACATGCTGGTTGAAAGGGTCAGGCTCACCAGTTGGGTAGTTGAAATAGACCTTGTCACCGTCAGGGCTAACAAAGACTTGCCAGCCGGTTGATGTGCCGGTGGCCTTGACCTGACTGATGACGGTGCCGCGGATCTTCTCTGAAATGGCTGCTGCCTTGTTGCCCACAATGTCCTGGCGCACGACCTGGCTCAAAGGCAAATAGCCCTCTTTGGTCATCACGATGACATCGCCGCCCAGCTTGGCAATGGCGCGTTTTTCATTGATCGGCTCTGCAATCCGAAACGTACCAACCAAGCTGAAATCACTGGCAGGGTTAGAACCTGAATATAGCAGCACCTCGCCGCTGGTCATTATGATGCACAGAAGGTCATCAACGCCCTCACCGCCATCAATGGTGAGCGTGTTTATCATAATGATGTTGCCGCCAAATGTGCCGACCAAGCCGACAGGGAACTTGGTAAAGTTGCCCTGAAAGGTGTCAACGGTGGCGCTGTGGTAAAAGTTCTGGCTGTCGCCAGTCCAGTAATAGACGCGGTTTTTGTGCGCGTGTACGCCGGTCAGCGTGTTTGCGTTGACGCTATCAGACAGCGTGATCGACAAATCGCTGGCGCTTGACCCGTCCCAGCTAAAAGGCACGTTCGCCCCTGACGGCACAAAGATGGTGTGGTTGTTGAACTCAATGCTTTCTGCCCTGCCGTTGGCAAGGCCGGTTTTCTTGCTGACGGCTGTCCCGCTGTCAATCTGGTACAGCGTGCCGTTGCTGCCGATTGCCAAAAGCTGCCGGTTTGCGCCAGCATTGTGTTCCACCAGTGTTTCAACATTGCCTGTGCCAATCCCTGTGCAAAAACTGGTGTAGCCGTCGCGCAGGGTGACTTTCTCCACAGTCGGGAAAAAGTTGGACATGATCAGTGCGTCAGTCGGTGCCATTGCATCAATGCTGTCACGGCTGTTCAGACCACCCACAGGGGCTGGCACGCTGACCGCCTTGACGCGGTAGCCTCTGGAAGTTGGCAGCGCTTGCAGCATCAGACGGCCCCGTATCCGCTGTCAGGCAGATTGTAGCTGTATGGGCTGACCAGCAGGCGTCTGGCATCATCCAGACTGATGACCGGCGCACCGCCTGCGCGGCTGATGGCCTGCCGCAATTCAAGCTGGTACTGCCTGAAATCCTCATCATATGTCAGGCCGTGGTTCTGCTTGAAACGCCAGGTGACGCCCATCTCAATCAGTGTTTCATCAAGGATGCCAACATCTGTATCTGCTGCCATGGCGGCTTGTGAGGTGCCGCCGCTGCTTTGATTCCAATGGCTGCTGACATACTCAAAGCCGATGCTTTCGGCTGATGTTGGTGTTGGCGTGATGTCAAACTTCAGAACATTGCTGGAAGGCTTGAAGCGGAACTTTTGCGTGATGCCTGCGCTGGCTGTGCCATACCGATCCTGCTGGAACTGCTGGGGCGTTATAGGCCCGACCATCTGATCCAGATCGGTGCGGTTATACATGGTGCTGCCCACAGATCGGTCATAATCAGTCGGCAGATCGTAACTCTGTGTGCCGTTGACCGTGTTGAAAGTGTGTTCCTTCAGCAGCACCGGCCAGTTGTTTGAGCGCATCAGTTGCTTGCCCTCACGGTTTATGAAGGCAAATAGCTGGCGTGCAATGGGGTCTGTGTTGCCAACAACGGTTGACGGACGTTCAAACCCTGTAAAGTCAGCTACTGCTTGGGCTATCGTCAGCAGGCTCATCTGGCACCTCTGTCTTGGTTTTTGCAGCAGCCACCTCTTTAACAAGTGATGCCTTCTGCTTGTCAGCAGCCACTTGCAGGCTGGCTATCTTGGCCAGTTCCACATACGGCTCACCGATGTTTCTAAGGGTTGTTTCTTCAGCAGCGGCAAGCTGCTCAACAGTTTCAATGTCGTTCAATTCCAACTCACAGCGGCGCGGCTCAGTCATGCCTGGTAATTCTGTGAGCGCCTTGCCCTTGGGCTTTTTCTTCTTCGCCTTCTTCTTATAAGCGGCCCAGTCGTCTGGAAAACGTGCGATATCTTCAGGCCGAACCGGCCCTTCCCACACATCGCGCACGCCAGCAATGGAAATGCGGCAAAAGTCACGCATGTCGCCATTAAGTTCGCGCGGAAAAAAAGTGCCTTTAACAGACATTATAAAACTCCCGTTTGTTCAAAAAGAATGGGGGCAAGGCCGTCGCCCTGCCCCCTTTGTGCTTACAGTGGGAATGTGCAGATAATTTCCTTATCTGAAATATCCCCAGCAATAGCGCAGATGTTATCGGTGGCTGCTGATGCAACATCTAGTGTGCCATCAGCGCTGCCTGTTGGTGTCAACGGATCACCGTCAGCACCAGCCGTGAGCGCAATGGTCAGCGTTGCTACTCCAGTCACCTGGAACCAGCCATATTGACCATCCGTCATTACTGCCTGAATTACACCCGCGCCGACCTCTACGGAATCGGACAGATCGCTAGTGGCCTTAAAGGTCTTGTAGCCATCATTTGTGTAATAATAGGCAACCTCACCAGCGACAGCCGCCGTACCAGCAGAACCAGTATCATACTGAAGATACTTATACATTCTGGTGCCATTGGTGTCGTCAATGATCGCACCAAGCTGACCCAACTGAAACTCAGGAGTGTCAGCGACTGCTGTAGGGTCAATACCCATTACTGCTGCAATAGCCATAACAGTTCTCCTTTCTTATGTATGGATCACGCCTTGGAGAGCGCGGTTTGAACAGGTCAGATTTCCTGACCAGAACATCGTGATGTTCGCCTTGGTTCGTTAGGCCAAGACCGCCTTGCGGCTGCTTATGCTTTCACATAAGACCAGACTATATCATCACCCTGATTACAGGGGCTGTGCGCTTCGGGTCACTTGACCCTACTCCCTTGCGGGAT